ATCACCGTATGAACTAAAATCTCCTGGAGGTCCTTGTGGGCCAGTTGGTCCTTGAGGACCGGTTGGTCCAGCAGGCCCCTGAGGACCAGCTGCACCCTTTGTATCTATGTCTAATTCGCCGGTTAGGGGATTAAATTTAAACCCCATTAACTTACCACCACGTTAACAAGATTCTCTAAAGTATTATCTGTATATGTAACAGTTATTGTTTTTAAAATAGTTCCTGAAATTCCACCTGATTTATATTCGTATGTTTCAACATTTGAAGAAACAGTTCTTACTATTGAATCAGAAGATGCAGGTGCTGAAAATGGCCCAGGAGTAGAAGTAAGATTACCAACTATTTCAACGGCTGGCTCACCAGGTCGACATGGACTTTCAACAAACTTGTGTAATTCTCTGTCTGGTAATGATTTTCTATTGAGCGCCATTATTCACCATTTCCGGTTAATAATTCATCAGAGTTTTTTAACTCTTCTAGAAACCATGCATACCAAACTGGCTTGCCTTTTTCTATTACTTGGCAGATCGAATGATAAACAACAAATGCACCAAGCCTTGCATTGTTCAATAGCATTTGGCGACGCAGCCCTCTCGGACTGCCCGCCTTTACATAATTAGGAATGGCAAGACTTTTAGCCTCAACCATTTATTTATTAGATCTTAGTGATTAGTGGTGAAGTACCAGCAGCTGCACCAAGCATACCTTGTTGAAGTGAATCAACACCGAATAACTGATCCATTGCAACTCTCATTGCAGATGTTCCAAATTCGTTAGCACCTTGTGATGACATTGCTGGAGCTTTTTGGAAACCCAAAGCAATCGCTGATTTTTCCCACATGTAAGCCTTACCTGCTGCAACACCTTGATGCATTACAACTGGGCATCCATAAACAGAACCAATAACTCCATTTGGAATTACTGCGCCACCGTAGATTTGTGCTTGAGTGAATTCAGAAATCTTTAACATTTCTTTTTCTTGGTCTGGACCGATTACCAAAACAGTCTGTGCAAGATCACCGAAAGACTTCAAGATTTGTTCTCTCATGTCTAAGATTAAATCTCTAGTGATTGGTGCAACACCAACATCAAGACCAGCATCTGCCTCAGCAACTGCTAGGATTTGAGTGTCAACATAACGACCATGAGCCGCTGCTGCACGTCTAGCAAATTCCATTTGTGCATCGATTGATGTCTGGACCTCATCCATGCTATCGACGATCCAAGCACAATATGCGTTAAAATTTAGACTGATTGTATCTTTGGTTGCAGTCAATACAGATGAATCACCTTGTGCACCAGAAGTACGGTTAGTGATTGTGAAAGAAGACAATTTAGGAAAGCTAATGTTGTTAGCGCCCTTAACTGCGAATTGAGAAACATCAGTAACGTAAGGCATAAGTTTAGCTGCGAAAGCTAATTCCTTTTGCACAACTGCACTGATTATTTCTGCCTTGGTAACTGAAAGCTGGGTATTACCGGTTATGAGGTCTGCCATTTATAACTCCTTTTAAATTATTTAGCATTCTTTGCTAATTTTTTTAGATCATCCATACTTAATTTCTTTAGATCATCTGATGTTACAACACCAGATCCACCGCCAAGTACTACATCCTTAGGTGCCTGAGCTTGTTTTACAAAGAACCACGGACTCTTTTGTGACATCTCACCTAACGCTTGCTTTACTTGATCTAAGTTAACAGTGTAATCGTCCTTAACTTCGATTGATTTCCAATATTCTTTGGCACTGCCAACTGCAAATATCTCATCAATTGCCTCTTCTTTAGCGCCGAAATCCTTGGCAAGTCTTGCAACGGATTGCTTAAGATTTTGCTGCACAAACATAGAGTCCTTTTTCTTTAGTAACTCTTCTTTGTCTTTCAATTCCTTTTGGAATTTTTCAGCAATCTCTTTGTACTTTCCTTGCTCTGCTAAAGCTGCTTGTTGCGATTGTTCCCTTTCAGACATAACAGAATCGAGTGCCTCTTTTAACTTCTTCACTTCACCGATTGCTTTTTTGTACGTCTGATATGAAACTGTATCGTTTCCCGATTGGCCACTGGCCGTATCTGTGGATGCACCACTGGTGCCTTTATCATCTGACATTTCTATACTCCTTTTTAATTGTCAATATTCTTTAAAAGTTTCTGGACCTTTAAAGCTCTATTCATATATTTCTTAACAATACTATTGGTTTTTAACTGCACAGCTCGACTTAGACCAAAGAATGGTCTACCTGCTGCTGCAACATATCCTGCTAATGTTTTATTCTTAATCGGCTTACCTAATGGCTCACCATCTAAATTCATGTAAGGCTCATGGTCATCTTTAAAATCAAATTCTAATTTACCTTTTCCTGTTATTTTAAAAATAATTGATCTAAGTAAATCACCAGTGAATGTTAAATTAGATTTACTAGGTGCATACTCTTCATCAACTGGATTTACTTCTGCTAACTTTTTTCTTCTATTAATCCAAGATCTTGTTAATGGTTTAAAGCTAGAGTTGTTAGGTATTGAATAACCTTTTTTAGTCTTAACTTGAATGTCTGTAACAACTGCTTTGCCAATCTCATTCATCATCTGTTCATTAGATAATACTTTATTAAATATTCTCACTACATCATCATGTAGCTTATTAACTGATTCTGTTTTTAGTTTAAATTCAAATGACATTACTCACCTAAATCAACAATCTCACCAACCACTCTAAAGTTAGTGCTGTTTATTTGTTGCTCTACAGTTTGAAAGTCTGCAACTGTTCTTGTAGATTCTTTTGATTGCTCACTCTTTAGTTCTTTAATGTCTGATGAAAACTTAGATAATACTTTTTTCTTAAGCTCATCAATTGTTACACCAAAGAATTCACGTTTCATGTTTTTTACTTGGCCATTCTTACCAGTCATGTGGCCATGTGCTTTTGCTGCATTCTGATCATCGATGCCTATTAACAAATCACTGCCTTCTGCTGAAATGATATTAATAGCGCCTAGCATATCACCAGTTAATGTCATATTAATGTCATCTTTGTCTTTTCCGAATAAATCAAACTCTAAACTGTTTTGATATGTCTTAGAATATGGTGCCCTTAATTGTTTGCCACCATATCCTTGATTCTTAGTAATAACTCTTTCTGTAATGTGATCTTTAATCGCGTTGCCAATGTTTTCTAACAAATCAGGTTCATCAGAGAAATCAACACCAGTAATTGACTCAAGATCAAACTCTTGAGCCACTAGATCTTGCTCTACTATTAAACCCTTTGGCTTAGCCAACCTCTACATCCTTTGACTCAACAACTTCAACTGCTGCATCAATCGCATTAATGCCCATTTCTGCATCAATCATTTGTTTGATTTTTGTAGCCTCATCTTTATCAATGCCTCTGTCTTCCATGATGGCATCGATCTTAGAAATTAGTCCTAGGTCTAGTTTACGTTCGATAATATTTAGCTTATCCTCATCTGTTTTAATCATTTCAGGCTTATGGAAATCTATTTCAATACCTGCATTGTCTGGAATTCTAGCAATGTTGTAGTTTAAAACATTAGTACCAGAGTATGTATTTAAGTATGCCTTGATGATTTCAAACATTTTCTTTTCAGCATTTTCGTAAACAGAAAAATCAGATCTGGATACTTCAAATGATTCAATCATTGAAAGAAGTCTTTCCATTCCAGACGAGAATTGCTTAGCCTCACCCTTACCACTCACAGTCTTAGGATCAACACCGCGTGATGATAAGAATAAAGCCATTAATGATTCAAGGTATGCCATTGATCCACTGATATCAGCATTGGGTTGAGCAAATCCAAACTCTGGTCTTATGTCTGGTTGATTAGGATTAATCGGTAACTTAACTGCAATCATTGGTCCTGTTCGAACGGTTGTTGGCATAGTTGTTTCAGATGCAATGAGATAAGCTTGTGCAAAACCTTGCATCCTAACTATCTGAGACATGTCTGTAAGAGATGAATTAAACTGAATTGTGAAATCAGTAACACTTGCACCGTCTCTGATAAAGAATTCAAAATCCTTTGCAGGACTTATATCTATGAATGGCAACATGCCAATTGGGTTAGGTGTTACACCACCAATTACATTCCCATTATCATCAAATAAGAAATTAAAATCCTTAGACCAAAGCACTGATAATTTAACATCTGATAAATAATCATTGTAATCAGCAATTGTCTGATTAGTGCCATCAGAGTTTTCTTGTAACTGTGGTAATCTAATATTCTTGTCATAGCCTGTTAATATGTAAGCATCTGCATGCTCTGGCATTAACATGTGAGGCACAACATCGTACTGGTGGTTAAGTAATACTCTTAACTTTAACTCACCTTCGATTGGAATAATCTGCACGGTGTTTTGAGCTTGTAACTTAAAGTACTGATTAGATTTTAACATCATTGCATCGACATGCATTGATTCATAAAGCTCTTCTAAGAACATGGCTTGCTCTTCGCTTACACCTGTAAATGTACGCTTAGGACATTGCATGTAAATCTTTGCCTCTTGATTTACAATTCTCTTACAAAGATTAATTGCACTGATAACTGGCAATGAGTTGATGTCATCAGCACCATAGAAAGCTTGTAGATGTTGTTTAACGAATGGCAACATGCGATCCATGTAAACTTCAAACTGCTTTAGAGATAATTGTTTTCTCTCTAAGTTTTCAAATGACTTAATCTCTTGAGCAATCTTTTTTAAAATAGCTGAATTTGCATAATTTAAAGACATTATTATTTCCTTCCTTGAAACTCGACCTTAGCAACACTTGGATTGAAAGGTTCTATTTTCCAAAACAAGTATGACGCTGCATCAGATATGTGAGTCAAATGTTTATTGGTGCCACCTTGGTCTAGCTTATTATCTTTCCAAACTACCTTTTCAAAATCGTTAATAAGTTTCCTGCACCTTGGATGAATTATAATTCTATTCTCTTGAAATAATCTATTAGTATTATTTATTCTGTCACCAACAAAAGGATTTCTAGTTGATTCTATTATAAACCCAGACTTTTTAAGTATTTCAAAGTCTGACTGACCTGATGTTTTTCTAGATACTCCAGTTGAATCGGGACAAATTCTCGCACCACCATAGCCACGTTTTTTAAATTCATCAGCCATTTTATAGGTATCACTATTGTGCAACAACACTTCGTCAAATATCCAGAATTTGTTATCTACATAACTAGCAAAAACTGCTGCGCCAGGATCGATATTGAAGTCTTGTCCTGCCCATATTGTACCTGGAAATCT